CCAATATCCAATATCCAATATTTAATTTCAATTATTAAATGTCTATCAACCCATATTATTCCAGCAATCGTGCTGGAGAGTTGGCTGCGATGGATCGTGGTTACGTCTCTAACGCTATTATTAGTGCAAACAGCATTGCAAATACGACCGTGCAGTGCCCGTTTACACTATCGTTAGCAGAGTATAGTTGGTTGAAGGAAGCTTTAGCGCCAAGAGAGCTTGTGTTGACTAACAAAAACACTAAATACTTGGCACATCGAACGCACGCACTTGCTGCATTTATGACGGATTATGCCACCAGAAAATTCGTTCAGTTTGCTAGTAAGTATGGACGTGCAATTGATGTTGGAGGAGGGTACGACTATACACCAGCGGTTGGCACACACATTTGTGCTCGTATAGCGTCAGATCGTGAAATGTCACGTTACCTCCATAGTGCAGTTCGTCAGTCAAATGACAAACTGTTTCAAACCGCTCGTGGCAACAAACAGCTGTCTGTTTGCCACTCGGGTGCCGAAAACTGCACCTACAAAGCTCCTTATTGTTATAGCGTCAATGCAAATTATGATATTAGCTTGAACAAACTTGCTGATATATTCAACGCGCATCAAGCTGTGGTGTATGACGTTGCCATGTTTTTGCCATCGATACTTAACAATAAGAAGATCAACATCCCAACGCCTGTTTATAACATCAAACTGGCGCATAATCATGTCAAATTTTACTTCAACGACGGGAGTAACGGTTATTGTCATGATTACAATGTCTGGAGATCCTATTTGACCGTTAATCGTATCAAATGTAAAGATTTCGACATTGTGTCTGAGATCGTTGATAATATATCTGATTTTTTCATCATCAGATATACTAGGATTGAGCATCCATGTAACAACGAGAGGTTGTTCCGTGTGTTTGACTTTGCGAAAATATACCATAAACAGTACACCGTGGTGCCTAACATCATTAAAACCATAAAAGGTGTCATTGGTAATTATAATGCAAGTTACATTGTGTGCGAAACAGATTTCGTCCATAATGCAATCACATACGGACTGAAGCTAACAAAAGAGGTTTTTGCTTACCCAGCATTTAACACTCATTGTATAGCATTTAGTAAGAGCTTGGTATACGGCGCTGATAATGAGCTAGTATATCAGGGCATCACGAATAAGAATGAGTCATTTAATGAACTCGTGCTAAACTTATTCATTTACGTCGCGCTTAGACGTTGTGATGTAACCCAGACCATTAAGACCGCTTTCGAACTGATTAACGCTGACCAAAAGCGCGGTATAATCAGTCAAGCTTGGATCAAGTTTAAGACATTGATCAAAGAGTCACAGTCAGAATTCCTTGACACATGGTTTAGCACTTACCAAAACGTTGATGATATGGATACTATTGAAAAGATTGTGTGCAATTTAATGAAGGTTAGGGTAGTTAACTTGCAGCACTACATGTACGAGAACATCCCGTACTGTGCCAAAAAGTTTGATGCGATTAACGCTGAATGGAATGTCAACAATGAAAATGACTTTAGTGTGGAGTCAGCCTTTAAAGAGGCAGTTGTTGCAGCCGACCCGTTTACACCATCTAAAGACGCAATCTTTGATAAACACGTCGTAAAAGTGCCAGCCGTTGAGCACGAACCAAATGATAAATTTGGCCCGGGGCAATGTGCATATCAGGCTTTGCAGAACTCTATGCACGCAATTGACAAAACTGCACTCAGGTTTAACCCCTCTAGATCTGAGCTTGATGAGTTTTTGAAGTTGTCTTATCACCATCGTAATCTTGGAAATGAAAGTGCCACAGCAGATATTTCATTCCGAAGCGACGAGAAAAACATCCGGCTACTCACTGAAGAATCAACATGGTTGAGTCTGGAAGAAGTATTCCTTATTGCTTATATCAATAAAGAAAACTGCGTAGTCATTAATCGTAAACAGAACACCGTTTCTACGTTTCGTGTTAAAGATGGTGATATCAACTTAAAAATTTGTCATGACGGAGCCCAACATTGGTATTATACCAAATATGTTGGTGGATACAAAACCATCGTGTCCACCACAAACCGGCTCCTTCACACTAATTTACAAACTATGGATACCATATATCTATTAAGAGAGAAGACTGGCAACCATATGGTGTTAAAGATGCGCGAATTGTATGACATCATAAACACTATTGGTGGCGCCGACACTCGGGTTGTAGATCTCACTGCAGCTCCCGGACATCTCGGTACCATATTTGTACAATTAGGACAGGGGAAGCGGTATTTTCCTTACACCATTAACAATAAACTCAAATGCCCAGCAAGTACATTGCAAAAATTCACTAACGAACACCGTAACTATGATCATTTAGACGAAGTGGACATCAAAGAGGATGATATCATAGTAGTGGATTTATTTTTGCATGAGTTTCATTTGTTGACGGAACTGCTTAATAAATTAGCACCAACCAATCACTTGTTCATAAAAAGTGATCCGTACAAGGTTGGGGGTCTGGAATTTCCATTTGACAATTTCAAATTCAAGCGTGTGTATAAAATGGACCACTCATTGATACAATCAGGTGAATTGTATTATTACCTCAGTGGTTACCTTAAGAATTTGAAACCAAGCGAAAGCGTCAAAGATGTTGATGTGGATAAAATTAACAACTGTGACCACGTCATCGCCAGATCAGATATTATTGAGCAAGCGAAGGATGACATTACCGCTCAGGAACGCATGATTGCAAAACACTTTAACACCAGCGTTAAATTCACCGTTGATGAAGAATCTTTCAATGACTTCATCACAAAAAAATCAATTACGTAAGTATTCAAAACCCGAGGATTTCACATTATCATGCTTAAATGGAATCGGTGGATCACGCAAAACACAGCGTGTCGTGAATGTTTACAAAGTTGGTACGGATATGATTGTTAGTCCCATTCGGGCACAATCAGATAATTTAATGCCAGAAGGATCACTGACGAAGCAGGGAATCTACACCTACATCGTATTGATTCAATACCTACATCGTAATCCTAGTGTTAAAGTGAGACATCTTTATATTGATGAATGCTTCGCGATGCAACCATCAGCCATCGCGTATTATTACGCCATGCATCTTAATGGTCGTATCAAATACATTCATCTTATGGGAGATTCTAAGCAGATTGGGCCATACTGTAAGGACCACACTAAATTACAGTTTGAACTAACCAATTATGTGACGGAAACACACAGACTGCCGCAAGATGTAACGCGAATGTTGCAAACTTACATCCCAAACGCATGCACGTCGTCAAAGGTGGTCGACTCCTATAAAGCAATAAAAGATTTGAGCAATCATGCTGTTGATGTGGCTTTAGCCTTCACTCAAGACGGCAAAAGTTACCTGGCTAGTTTAGGTTACAAAAGTATGACGGTCAATGAATCACAAGGTATGACATTTAGCAAAGTGTTATTATACTTGGATGATTACTGTAAAGTCCAAACGATCGACAAAACAGTTGCGATACGTCAGGTTTATGTGGGTGCTTCACGGCACAAGGACGAATTGTTGGTTTATGGTAAAAGTTCACCTGAGTTACAAGTGCTTTTAACTGTCCAAGGTGCTCCTATTGATGAGATCATAGAGCAGGCTTGCATACCTTTAGTTACAGAACCACAGATCATTGTTGAAGATGTAAAGAGAACTTGGAGAGGTTACAGCACCAACATTATCACCAACAAAGAATCCGTTATTGATGTTCTCATGAACTTAAACGTTAAGAAGAACTTCACACATAGTGCGGACATTCGCATTGAACCTTTGAAACTTAAACAAATTGACGGTACCAAAATGAAGATCTCCGATGGCATACTACATCCAACAGATGTTAGCATTTCGGGTGGTAAGCTTTCAGATCAACGTTTTGTTTTACCGTATTATAGCAAGGACAGTTTTGGCACACTGAACACACAGATCGCGCGGTATGCTACCACACGCGCCAGCAGAGCACCAGATCACTATGAGAAATTACAAGGTGGTTTGGCTAAGTTTATTGATATGGCAAAGTTTAAAACTCTTAAACTGGACAATGATAATTTAACTAAACATTTCGTGAACTACATCATTGAACTGCAAAAGAAGATTAAACCAGCCTCGACTGATATCGGACGTGTATTAAACTTACCCGGTACTGTTCGTAAACGCACTGCTATAGGTGATCTGGTGTATGAGGAGAATGCCATGGTGGATTACTACGTTTTAGACGAAAGCGATGAAAATCTGGAGCTAATGCCAATGTCCCAACTTGAAACACTGGCTACAAGAATTGGTTCTATAGTGAATCGCAAGAACACAGTTGACATGTTTGATGTTGACCTAATGAGTCTAAGGGAACGTATGATTACTTTCACCATGAAAAAACAGGATAAACACGACCCTACCGGATTAAAAGAAACAACTGGTAAAGCAGGCCAAGGTGTTAGCGCCTGGAGTAAAGTGTTGAACTTGTTTTTTTGCGCTTACTCACGTTATTTAACTGAGTGTGTGTTTAAATGTGCTAAACCAAATGTCCTACTGGCGTTCAATAAAAGTGATGCTGAGTTATCGACATTTTTCGCACAGTACAAAGACCAGTACACAAGCGAAAAATACACAAACGTGAATTGTGATTTCAGTGAAATGGACACTTCACACACAAAAAGCATGCTGGAGTTGGAATTGGAATTATTTGGTCTGTTGGGAGTAAACCACAAGATCATTGATTTTTATGCGAAAATGCGCACTGAGTGGTGTAATTTGTACCAATGCAGTGAAGGTATTTCTATGTTGAACGGTCTTTATATGCAACATTCAGGACAACCGTTAACAATCACTGGAAATACCATACTGAACATGTCAGTGCTGGGTTACGCATACCGGTTCCAAGAGATGCTTTATGCTGCGTTTAAAGGAGATGACTCACACATACGTGCTAAAAAACTGACCGTTGTGCAGGGAAGGAAAACCGCAATATATGTGGAACATGGGTATAAGTTGAAGATCAGCTATGAGAAAGTGTCCGAATTCATTGCTAACTTTGTAACACCCTATGGTTTCTTCCCCGACGTAGTACGAAGATCAGTCAAAGCGGTCAGTAAAGTCTACGAGAACGAAGAATCTTGGGAAGAGTCGCGTGTCAACCTGAAAGAAGTGCTAAGTATGGTTAACACTGCTGACAAATACAAGATTGGCATTGATTGTGCATGTATTCATTATCGGGATAAAGGAGTTGCAATTAATGAGGAACAGGTGGGTTTATTATACCAATACCTGATACAATTGAGCAATACCGATTACAAGGATGCTGAATTTATTCAGGTTGAAAACAGACTCACCTACTCTGATAATTATCAGAGTAAGTGAGTCCTCCTTTTTCTAATTAAATAATATATCACAGCATATTATCACTCCGATTATTCTATTACAACAACAACAACAAAATGAATACAGCTTCAGAACTAGTAGACAATAGCATGAACTTTGACCCCATGTCAGATGCCACATCTATGCCTGAGCAAACACATGGAAAAGCTTTAACGCCATCGCAGGCTTTTGTATGTAAGGTCACGCATCCACCTACTACTGTCCCTGAATTTCAGGGATTACCAACACAAGATGCTAGGACACAGGTTGTTTACAATATGCGCAACATCGACGTATTGAAGCAACCAGTGACCTTTGATTTTTCAACAGGCAAGTATGCGACAAATTCGTGGGAGAAGCACTCCGATTATTCTATAATCGTACCTACTGGCGCTCGCATCAAGTGGTTTGGTTGCTGTTATCAAGTCAATAGCGGTACTGGCTCACCAACTGTTTATACCCAAGATGTTGGTAATGTTGGCATACAGGAGAATTTTGATTTTACGATTTGGTCTAATACAGTTAACTTGTATCGACCTTGTTATAAATCTATCACTCTGTACCCCAATGTTACAGCATTTAACAACCAAGGTATAATTTCGGCTCAACAATTCAACCCCAACATTTTGTTCTCGGGTTCATTGGCCACGTTCTCTTACGAAGAACCCAAATTATTTACCTTGGCATTGGACCATTTGTACACTCGAAAAGGTGATGATTTATTCACCGCTGACGATACTCATAGTGATTTTCACCATGCAATAATAGAGAACTGGTTTAAGACACGCAAAATTAGATCACGCGGTCTGAAACTGGATCCCAACAATTATCTCCAGATTATTAATTTTGGTAAAATTGGATACGAAAGCGATTCTATATCACTTGTTCCAACACCATCACAGATCGCCCAAAACTCTATGCGATCTTATCAGGATAAATTTGTTAATGGTGCATTTGTCGTCAGCCGTGTAAATACATTATCAC